ATAGCAAGAGAGAAAGATGATGATAAAAACAAAGACATTGACGTTGATAGAATTGGTAGACTCATGCGAGAAAAGTTGTAGAATGCAATAAAATATTAAAGAGGTGAAAAGCAAAATGATAGAACTTAGTGTTGGAATAATTATCGGAATAATATTAGGTGCAACAGCGATGTCACTTTGCGCAGCAGCAAAAGAGAGGGATAAACGATGACAAAGGAATTACAAAATACTAAAAAACTTACAGAGGATACAAAAGAAGAACACGAGAAAAGCAAAACGGTAACTGACATACTAGAAGAAATAAAGCAGGAGATGTGCGATGAATATTGCAAATATCCAACGCTTGTAGATGACAGAGAAGATTTATTTGCGGATGACAGTCCTTGTATGAAGTGCCCGTTAACTAGATTATAGGAGAAAATGATAATTGAAAGAGATAATTGAAAGAGACGAAGAAAAAAATACATGTTTGGTTGCACGATGTGAAAATTGCGGAAGATTGCATGTATATAAAAGAGAAAGAAAAGATGGAGAAGGATGTTTGTGTTGCGGTGGCGGACCAATGCGAATGTTGGGGAATGCAATCGTACATGAAAACAAGACATCAGATGTGAAAGTTAGGATATCTGTAGAGCGTGAAGAACTAGATAAGCTTATAAAGGATATGGATAGAGTTAATTGGTTGGCAAATGAGACATATGAGAAGATAAGAAAAATGAGCAAAATTAAAATTGAATGTTAGGAGACAAAATGAACGACTTATTAATTAAAGCACTTATTACAGTAATGATAATAGATGCAGGAATGCATTTTTATTATGATTACAAAAAGAATACATACCAAAGCCTAAAATTTTTAATATTAACGGTATTAATGGCAGTTTCGGTTGGAGCAGCATTAACAAAACAAGAAACAGATAACGTGCAGCAACGAATGAAAATAATAGAACAAAAAATAGAAATGCAAGAAGAAGGAAAGGAGCCAGAAGAGGATGGAACAATTCATGAAATGCGCGTGCATGGTGATGCTGATAATAGACATAATAAAGGACATAAAGAGCAAATTAAAGTATATAAAGAAAGAGGAATAAATGTTAATGACGATAGGGCTAGAGATGAGAAAAGATGTGTTGGAATGCTTTTTAAAACATGGAATATGGGTGGAAATCACTTTGTTTGGTGGAATTGAGGTGGAAGGATATCTGCGAAAAGCAAGTGCAGAAGAATTAAAAGATTATCAACGCTATTATTTGGCATTCGAAGAATGTGAAAAATATTATTATGTAACATATAAAAAAAGTGGAAAACCAGATAAAGAGTTATATTTTGACGAAAGAAGTGTACTGAGTATAACTTGGGCAGGAAAACCATTCGAGAAAATCATAGATGGAGAAAAAAGATGGGATATAGAGATTGTCCGTGCTTGAAATGCGACCACGGCGGAGAAAGAGAAAAGAGAATTGAATGCAGGAGAAAATGCACAGAATTTGTTGCTTGGAAACTAAGCATGCAGGCGGTAAGACAAAAGAAGAAAGAAGACAAGAATAAATTTTATTCGGAAACGAAACTAAAATGCTACAGAAGAAAAGCGATGAAACAAAAAACTGGACGGAAAAGGCAGCAGATCGTCGACTGGAGGAGATAGGATGCAGAATATAAGACCGGTATCAGAAAAGAAATGGGACATAAGCAATCACGCGTTTTATCAAGCGTATCATTTTGCAATGAGATACAAAGAATTTAAGGACATTCTTAGATACAAAACAAATACTGTAGGAAGTCCTAAGTTTGGAGATACGACAGGATCTGGAGTAACAAAGAGTGCAACAGAGGAATTGGCAATCAAAAGAGCATGGGCAAAGAAGAACTACAAGATGATAGAAGAGTCAGCGAAGCAAGCAGATCAGCAACTGTACAAGTACATACTCAAAGCAGTAACAGAAGAAAGGATAACATACAAGTACCTGAAAACGGTGATGAATATACCAGCTGGAAGGAACTACTTCTACGAAAAGAGGAGAAAGTTCTACTACATCTTATCAAAGAAATTAGACAATTAAGAAGGGAGAAGAATATGAACGAAGATATGAAGATTGGAGCTAAAATTGCTCTAGAAGGAGTAAAAGAAGAATTAATAAAAGTAAGAGCAGAATTGAAAAGAAAGGGGTATGACAATAGAAGAGGATTTACGACAATCGAAGCATATATAGACGATTCGATAAAAGAATTAAAATGAAAAGAAATGTAAAATAAAGAAAATAAAGGGAAGAGAGGGACTCACATACAATTTAAAGTGCTATTATAGTAGCATGAATTAAAAAGGGAACGAGAATGTAAGCCATACGGCAGCAGATCTTGTTTCCTTTTTTATTATGGACCTCTAGCTCAGTTGGTCAGAGCAGTCGGCTCATAACCGATCGGTCCAGGGTTCGAGTCCCTGGAGGTCCATTTAAGAAATAAGAAAGAAGGTGGTAATGTTTGAATGAAGAAAAAAACTACATATTGGCAGAGTCTGATTACGTAGCCGGAATGAAGTATAAAGACATTGCTGCCAAGTATGGAGTCTCGATGAACACTGTGAAATCGTGGAAGAAACGATACGCATGGTCGAGGAACAAAAAGACAGGATGCATCCAAAAGGGGTGCACACAAAATAAAAAGGGTGCACACAAAAAAGAAGCCGTTGCGGAGGATGTAAGTCAGGTCGTGATCAACGATGAACTTACCGATCAGCAGCAGCTTTTTTGTTTGTACCAATCCAGAATGTTTAATTATACGAAAGCTTACATGAAAGCTTATCCAGGATGTACTTATGCATCTGCTGCCGTATTAGGAAGCAGGCTTATGAAGAATCCAGTGATCAGAAAAGAGATTGAACAGCTAAAGCAGAATCATATGAACAGGGAACTGTTAAAGCAGGAAGATATCTTTCAAAAGTACATGGATATTGCGTTTGCAGATGTGACAGATTATGTATCGTTTGGGCGAGAAAATATTCAAGTTATGGGTGCTTTTGGTCCAGTAATGGTAGAAAACAAAGAAACTGGAGAAAAAGAAGTTCTCGAAAAAGAAGTCAATACTGTGAAATTCAAACAATCTGAAGATGTTGATGGAACGTTGATTATGGAAGTGAAGCAAGGAAAAGACGGAGCGAGTATTAAGCTGGTTGATAAGATGAAAGCTTTACAATGGCTTGCAGATCATATGGATATTGCTACAGTTGAACAGAAAGCTAAGATTGAACAGATCAGAGCTAAGACAGAACAAATCAGACACAGTGGAACTGATACAGGAGAAGATGCAGTTCAATCTTGGATGGATGCTGTAAAAAAAGCGAGGGAATCAGATGGATGATAGAGTATTACATGATTTCCTTGTAGAGAGTATTCCTTTATGGCAGCAGAATCCAGTTCAATTTTTTGAAGAAGTTCTTTTTTTTTATCCAGATGAATGGCAAAAAGAAGCAGCATTTGCTTTAAGAGATAATTCAAAAGTAACGATAAAATCCGGACAGGGTGTTGGAAAAACAGGATTTGAAGCCGCAACATTGTTATGGTTTTTAAGCTGTTTTGAGAATGCAAGAGTTGTTGCAACAGCCCCAACACTGCACCAGTTGAACGATGTTCTATGGGCAGAGGTTTCAAAGTGGCAAAGTAAATCTCCGTTATTGAAGGAGATACTACAGTGGACCAAAACAAAAATATCTATGATTGGCAGCAAAGAACGTTGGTATGCAGTAGCAAGAACAGCAACCACTCCAGAAAATATGCAAGGATTC